ACTTCCTAATGGAACTAAAGTTTTCGAATCGGCTATCGAAAAGAATCCTGAGAAGTATTTCACTAAGGACATTCTTGACCAGATTGATGAAAAGTGTAAGGATGAGTTCCTCTACGGCAAGTCTAATGTTGCGGCAGTGGAGGAAGAATAATGAGTTTCCTTGATAAAGCTAATGACAAATACGGTGCTATCTTCATGGTTTGTACCGCAGTAACTATATTGATGGTTGTATTTGTCGGTGTTGGCATTACGATTTTGACCAATGGTCTATTTCTTTTATTGTTTCCATTAGGATTCATCTACATGCTGTATAAGACCTATCGTGAGGGAGATAATCAATGATCATCGGTAAAGACTATCTCCTAAGAGATGATTTGTATGAAGAAGACAAGACGCTGCCCATTCAGTTGTTGACTGGGCCGTACAAAGATGTTATACTTCGCTATACAACTGTGTCCATCAAGGAGATGGAGAATGATCAAGCCAAGATGTTATTTGATTATGATCTACTTGAGATGGGCGATCATACCGAAACATCACTTCGGAAAGATGTGAAGTTCACACATCATATTGGGCTTGTATTGAATACGATGATTCTGGAAACTTTGGAGGAAAAGAATGCAACTGGAGAAAACGATCCTACGGAATTTGTTGAGGAATGATGACTATACTCGCAAGGTATTGCCATTCATTAAGAACGAATATTTCTCGTCGGAAGAAGATCGGGTTCTCTACAAGGAGATAAAGGACTTTGTTATCAAGTATAACAAGGCTCCTACCTATGATGCTTTACAGATTGAAGTTGATTCTCTTCCATCTTTGAAAGAAGATCAGGTCAAGAGTATCAATTCAACAATCAATGACTTTCGTTCTAACACGGACGATACAAACATTGATTGGCTTGTCGATAGTACTGAAAAGTTCTGTCAAGAGAAGGCTCTGTATCATGCAATCATGTCCTCAATCGAAATCATGAACAACAAGAATGGCTCCCTTACAACGGGGGCCATTCCCTCTATTCTTTCGGATGCTCTGGCTGTATCGTTTGATCCAAATGTTGGTCACGATTATCTTGAAGATTTTGATAAGCGATACGATTACTACCATCGTGTGCTTGAGAAGATTCCATTTGATCTTGAGTTCTTCAATAAGATCACTAAAGATGGTCTGCCAAAGAAGACATTGAATATCGCACTTGCTGGTACTGGTGTTGGTAAGTCGTTGTTCATGTGTCATGTTGCTGCTTCGTGTTTGAACCAAGGCAAGAATGTATTGTACATCACACTTGAGTTGGCCGAAGAAGAAGTGGCAAAGCGTATCGATGCCAATCTTATGAACATTACCTTTGAAGACCTGATGGCTCTATCAAAGGACATGTATGAAAAGAAGGCTGGTATGATCAAGTCTAAAACAAATGGCAAGTTGATCGTTAAGGAATATCCAACTGCTGGCGCATCCTCGATGCATTTCAAAGCACTATTGAATGAGTTGAATTTGAAGAAGTCATTCAAGCCAGATATTATCTTTATCGATTATCTTAACATCTGTATGTCCTCGCGCGTGAAGCCTGGTTCCAATATCAATTCATATACATATATCAAGTCTATCGCAGAAGAGTTGCGTGGTCTTGCTGTAGAGTTTGAAGTGCCAGTTGTTTCAGCCACCCAGACAACCAGAAGTGGCTTCACATCTTCCGATGTTGGTCTTGAAGATACTTCGGAATCATTTGGTCTACCTGCAACAGCCGACTTCATGTTTGCCTTGATATCTACCGAAGAACTACAAGCACTCGGCCAGATTATGGTAAAGCAGTTGAAGAACCGATATAATGATCCCACAATGAACAAGAGATTTGTATTGGGTATTGACAGAGCCAAGATGAAGTTGTATGATGTAGAGAACACCGCACAGATGGATATCATCGATAGCGGGCAAACTTCTAATACACCTAAGATTCCACAGAAACAGTTTGGAAACAATAAGGATAAGTTCAAAGGGTTTAAAGTATGATAGTGGAAGATAGTGAAGTTGAAATAAAAAAATTCAAGATGTATGCCGAAAAAGCAGACAGCGAAGCAAAGATTGTAGACCTTTGTAAGAAGTATCTCAAACACAAAGGTATCGATACTGATGCTGCTATAGTCAATCATTTTAAGCCGAGAGAACCAGAACGAATATATGTTGGTATGACAGATATTATAAAAATTAATGCTGAAACTGTAGTTGATGGAGTTGATAGATCGGCTAGACAAACAAGTGATCAAATGATGTATGCGAGGAAATCTGTAATCGATAAAATCGTGTATGATATAATAAGAAACGATTTGATCAAGTTTAACATGTATGAGAAGATGGATACATGGCAAACAATTGTTCACGGTAGACTTAATGTATGGAAGGATCCAACGAAGTGAAGATGACCAAGTATGATGTAGTACCGTTCAAGGAAAATGATGATTACATGTGGGGAGTTTTTGAACTTGCTACCGAACAAGTGATTGAAACTTTTTTCTTTGAGGAAGATGCCATGAGAATGGCAAAGCATTTAGACCGCGGTGCTGGATTCTCTGGCTGGACTCCAGGCTTTCTTCTAACAAAGGTTGTAGTCAAGGAAGATATCAACCGAAAGTTTAGTGAGCTGGTTTTGAGCTAAAAGCAGCACCCCAGAACCGCTCAGATTTGACAGATTTGGAAGCGGCTGGAGACGGGTCTGGAGAGCGGTTGGTACGATTACGCCAAGCCCCAAACCACCCGCTCCAGCCGCTTCCTATTGCGTCTGGATTCGACCCAATAATATCAAGCACTTAGCCAGACGAGAAATCAACCACTTAGCCCATGCGGCCAGAGCATAGCAGGTATGCAAATATATCTTCCGGTACCACTTGAAATTCCGGGTTGCCATCCCCATCTATAGTATATGAGAGAAGAAATGAACCCCGATCTAAAGAATCTAGTGCTAACATATTTTGAGCGTGGTGGTTGTATTACTGTCGGAAAATACAAGCGCCCTAAAAAGTCGGATCGGACTTTCCGTAACGACCGTGGTTCTGTTTTCAATGCTGGTCGGAAGCAGATTACCATGCGTAAGCTTGGCTATAAATCGAGGTCTGCGGCCAGCGCATAGCTGATATGCGTTTGCCGCTCTTGAAAAACCGACTTGCCGATCTTATCTATAGTATATGACAACGGAGACTACCATGACCCTCGCTGAACACCTTGCTGCCCTCAATGCTGAGAAGCTGGCTTGGGTGGCTGAAGATCCTGACAATCGCTGGACTGGTCTTTATGTCGAGGAACTCGATTTCTGGGCTGAGATGGGAGTCACGACCGTGGCTCAATTCAAGCGATACGAAAACGAAAGTTTCTTTTGGGAGATGTACAAGGATGTTACGGGTTGTCGCCCGCGCCACATCAACCTCAAGGACATGTCCGACGAGGAACTGGAACATGAGATTGACCTTCTCAGCCGCATGATGGAAGACGAGATCAAGCGCGAGGAAGAATGGCGCGCTCAGGAGATGATCTACATTCAGGAAGACGCTGAGGAAGAAAACATCAAGCGCGATGAAGCTCCGCTTCCGATTGACTATGTGGCTCACAACTATCAGGATGGATGGCTCTAATGGCCCTTGAAATTTTTGTTCGCGTTTCGCTCTTTATTGCGCTAATCGCATATCTTGTCTGGTTCTGGTCAACTGTTTATTCGTGGGTACTCTAATGCTTAGATTTCTACTTGGTATGGTTCTGGGCGCTTCGGCCACGACTGGTCTTGGCTTACAGATTGTGATGGGTACCATCGGCTTCGGCTTCATGGCTTGGGGCTTCTATTCAATGCTTATGCATGGAGAATTAGAATAATGTTTATTCTGGCATACGAATCGACCTATGAAAACCAAATAATCTTGGGTGTGTATTCGTCCCTTGATACCGCTATGATTGCGGTACAGCGATATACTGAGGATGATCCGGATTCTGTTTTCTACCGTGATCTTGTTATCCGTCAATTTGCTGTTGACGAGATTGCCGCAATGGATACCGGAATTGTAGTGTGGAGCAACTGGCGTGAGGAAGAATAATGTTTAGCACCGATAGAAATGCCTA